TTATGGGGGTAATACCTATAAATTAACTGGAGCATTTGCACCATTAAACCAAATTTTAGGTATTTTTAAATACGGAAGATAATCGTTTTATTTAATTTGATATACTTATATATACAAATATATCAAAAGTAATATGGCAAGAGAATTTAATAAAAAATTTATGCATCCAACTCGTAGGAAGTTGGTTGATATGGTAATGCATGGTGCTGAATATGAAAAGGATTCATTTATTTCGTTTTCTGGTGCAGATAAAGAAATTGTAAAACGTAAAGTTGGTGAAAAATGGACCGATGAAAATGGTAGGTCTTGGGAACAAACTGGAGGTGGTAGAGTAGAATTTTCAGAACTTGGTGATATAATGGCGGAAACAAGAGCTTATTTAGATAAGTTAAATAGTTGTAAATCCGATAGTTGTAAAACAATTAAAATAGGTAGAGTTGATAAAAAATTAATTTCTAAGACTGGATATTGTTTACATTGTCTTACATTGAGAGAAGCTCAAATAAAATATGATGGTTTGTGGAAAGAATATGAGGATTATAAGATATATTCTAATATGATTGCGTATGGTAACGATGTGGTGGCTCAATTTAAGCAAGCATACAACGATGCTAAACAAACATACGAAGTAGTTCAAGAGGATGGTAAGATTGAAACTTGGAGTATGGAAAGGGATGTGGAAGAACTTAAAGCAGAAATCCTTTTGGAGATTATTAAGTTTGAGGGTGAGATTGAACAAGCTACTAAATTAAGAAATGAGGCTTATGAAAAATTAAAAGATAAAAATTACGATTTAGTAAGACCTCTTAACGATTAATATGAGCACAGGGATAACACAAAAAAAATCTTTAAAGGAAATAATATCCGATGAATACAAAAAGTGCGCGGTAGACCCGATTCACTTTATGAAAAAGTATTGTATGATTCAGCATCCGGTAAGAGGTAAAATACCTTTTCAACTTTTCCCATTTCAGGAAAAAACACTAACTGAATTCGCTAGTAATCGTTTTAATATAGTGTTAAAATCACGTCAAACTGGTATTTCTACTCTTTGTGCCGGTTTTGCACTTTGGAAAATGTTATTTAATAGTGATTTTAACGTATTAGTTATCGCAACAAAACAAGATGTAGCAAAGAACTTAGTAACCAAAGTAAGAGTAATGCATGAACTATTACCTAGTTGGTTAAAAGGTGGTTCTTTAGAAGATAACAAACTTTCCCTTCGTTTAAATAATGGTTCTCAAATCAAGGCTATTGCTAGTTCTCCCGATGCAGGACGTTCGGAAGCATTATCACTTCTTATATTTGATGAGGCCGCCTTTATCGATGATATTGATGAGATTTGGGTTGCAGCTCAATCAACTCTATCTACGGGTGGTGCGTGCGTTGCATTATCTACTCCAAATGGTGTGGGTAACTGGTTTCATAAAACTTGGATAGGAGCAGAAGATGGTACAAATCCATTTAGTACAATTAAATTACATTGGACAGTTCATCCTGAAAGAGACCAAAAATGGAGAGATGAGCAAGAGAAATTATTAGGAGTAAAAAAAGCAGCACAAGAATGTGATTGTGATTTCGTATCTTCGGGTGATACAGTTATTGATCCTGAACTTCTTATGTTTTATAAAGAAACATATTGTAAAGACCCAATTGAAAAAACTGGGTTTGATGGAAACCTTTGGAGATGGGAATACCCATCGGCAAATGGTTCGTATATGGTTGTGGCAGACGTTGCCAGAGGAGATGGTAGTGACTATTCTGCATGTCATGTAATAGATGTAACTAATGCAACGCAAGTAGCGGAATATAAAGGCAAAGTTGATACAAAAGATTTTGGAAATTTTTTAGTTAATCTTTCAACTGAATATAATGATGCATTACTTGTTGTAGAAAACTCAAACATTGGTTGGGCGTGTATTCAACAATGTATAGATAGAGATTATAAAAACTTATTCTATATGAGTAAGGATTTAAAATATGTAGATGTTGAACATCAGATGAAAAACAAATATAGAGCAGATGAAAAACAAATGGTAGCGGGATTTTCAACAACCTCTAAAACCCGTCCACTTATTATTTCTAAATTGGATGAATATTTTAGAGAAAAATCGGTAACTATTCGTTCTAACCGTTTAATAGATGAGTTATTTACTTTTATATTCATCAACGGTAGAGCTGAAGCTATGAAAAGTTATAATGATGACTTAACAATGGCATTATGTATTGGATTGTGGGTTAGAGATACTGCACTTCGTTTAAGACAGGAAGGAATAGACCTTACTAAAAGAACTTTAGGTGGTATAAGTTCCAATCAACAATACGAAGGAGTGTATGGGGGAAATAATATGGATGATAACCCTTGGAAAATGAAAATTGGAGATGATATTGAAGACTTAACACAATGGTTGTAAAAAATGTAGTGTTTTGACAAATTACGATATTTATGGTATATGTCAAAATATAAATTAAAGCCAAATGATTAAATTAGCAAATATTTTAAAAGAAGATGAGTATATAGACCAAGCATATGCTATGGGAGATACACCACAAGACAATCCAATCGATGATTACGATGAATTGGATGTGGAGCAAGAAGATATGGATGATTTCTTATCATACCTAAAATCATACTCAAATGAATTATTAGAAGCCAATTGTAATTGTGTTTACGAAGCTGAATATCAGGGTAGAGAAGTGAAATTGGGCAAACCAACACAAGGTGATGTTAAGAAATTTAAAGTTTATGTTAAAAACCCAAAAACGGGTAAAGTAATTAAAGTAAACTTTGGACAAAAGGGAATGAACATTAAAAAAAATAACCCAGGAAAGAGAGCGAACTTTAGAGCAAGACACAATTGTGATAATCCAGGTCCTAGAACAAAAGCAAGATATTGGTCTTGTAGAAAATGGTAAAATAAATTATGGCAGACGAACAACAAGTAGATGACAGAAGTTTTTTTGGTAGGTTAAAGAAATTATTTTCAACAAACGCAATTGTAACCGTTGATAAAGATGGTAAGCGTAAAGTTGTTGATACCGAAGAACGCCAATCAAGCACAAACTTCGTAAATCTTAGAGATAGATATACAAAGTTACAAAGGTCTTATTATGAAAATAATCAAGGCGCTCAATCAATGGCGTATCATCAAGTTCGTAGAGAACTTTTTAGAGATTATGATGCTATGGACCAGGACCCAATTATTGGTTCGGCTCTTGATATATACGCGGATGAATCCACAACTAAGAATGAATATGGTGATGTTCTTCAAATTAAATCTACAAATGAAAATGTAAGAGATATGTTACATAATTTATTCTATGATATAATGAACATAGAATTTAATTTGTGGCCTTGGATTAGAAATTTAGTAAAATATGGCGATGCTTTTATAGCATTGGAAATTATGCCAGGTAAAGGTATTGTTAATGTTGCTCCACATTCAATATATAATGTAGAAAGATTAGAAGGTACTGACCCTAATAATCCTGATTATGTAAAGTATAAGGTTGAAATGGACCGTTTTGGTAAAAAAGAATACGAGCAGTATGAGATGGCTCACTTCCGTATGTTATCAGATACCAACTTTTTACCTTATGGTAAATCAATGGTAGAAGGTGCACGAAGAATTTGGAAACAATTATCTCTTATGGAAGATGCGATGTTAATCCATCGTATTATGAGAGCGCCTGAAAAAAGGGTATTTAAAATTGATATAGGTAATATTCCACCACAAGAAGTGGATAACTATATGCAGAAGATTATTAATAAAATGAAAAAAACTCCATTTGTTAATAAAGATACCGGTGATTATAATTTAAAATACAATATACAAAACCTTACTGAAGATTTTTTCCTACCTGTACGTGGTAGTGATAGTGGAACAACTATTGATAACTTACAAGGTTTAGAATACGCAGCTATTGAAGATATCGATTACTTAAAGAATAAATTATTTGCAGCATTAAGAGTACCAAAGGCTTACTTATCTTATGATGAGAACGTTAATGGTAAAGCTACTTTGGCGGCGGAAGATGTTCGTTTTGCTAGAACCATCGAAAGAATCCAAAGAACGGTTGTTAGTGAATTAACTAAAATAGCAATTGTACACTTAGCAGCTCAAGGTATTGAGGATTCTGAAATGACTAATTTTGAATTAACTCTAACCAATGCATCTACAATCTATGAACAAGAGAAGGTTAATTTGTGGTCTGAAAAAGTAAGACTGGCATCTGATGTAAAAGCACTTAATATGTTATCTTCTGATTGGGCTTATCACAATGTATTTGGATTATCTGATGATGAGGTGGATATAGAAAGAGCTAAAGTAGTTTTAGACCTTAAAGATAGATTTAGACATAATTCGATTGAACAACAAGGACAAGACCCAGCAAATCCACCAGAACAACAAAATGTAGAAGAAGAAATCAGTAAATTAAAAACTGAAATTGAACTAAACAGAGGGGTTGGTAGACCTAAAGAAGGTAACACATATGGTAAAGATAAACATCCATATGGTAGAGACCCATTGGGTAATAAAGAAAATGAGAAAGAGAGAAAAAGAGAGGATAGAGTATTAAACACAAACGCTAAGAAGCTAGCAAGAGAATATATAAACGGAATTTCATCAAAAAAACAAGTTTTAATTGAAAAAGCGGGTATGCTTGATGAAAATAATCTATTAGATGATACTAAAATTTAATAAAGAAAAATTTGTTTATATTTATATGTGTTAGTTTATAGGGTAGAATAAATATAGGGTAAGTAAATGAAAAAAATAAAACATTCCAAATTTAAGAATACTGGAGTGTTATTTGAATTATTAGTAAGACAAATAACATTGGAAGTACTTAATGGTGATAAAACTGAAAATGCAAAGAATATCTTAAAAGAATTCTTTTCTCCGAATACGGAGTTGAACAAAGAATTACGTCTTTATGATATATTGTTAAAAGAGAAGTATAGTTCTGAAACAAAAGCAGATAGATTGGTAGAAACTGTATGTGATGCTCATAATAAGCTAAATCACGTTACACTTTCTAAAGAAAAATTCAATCTTATTAAAGAAATTTCAGAAAAATTTGAAATTGAACAATTTTTAGCATCTCCTATTTCTAATTATAAAACATTAGCATCTATATATAAAGTATTCGAATCTAAAAGAACGGATGGATATGATATTAAAGATATATTTAATTCAAAGATTACCCTAATCGAAAACATTACATCAAAGCCCGCTCAAAAAACTCAACCAACTGATGAAAAAAAGTTGATTGAAACTTATAAACAACAAGATAAAGACCTTAGATTACTTACCTATAAGATTCTAGTAGAAACTTTTAACAAAAAATATACAAATTTAGATGATTCTCAAAAGAATTTGTTGAAAGAGTATATAAACAATATCTCAAATACTACCAAATTTATAGATTATGTTGGAAAAGAATTACCAAATATAATTGCAGAACTAAATAGTATTAAGTCAAAACTAAAAGATAAAGTTACACAAATTAAATTATCAGAAACTATTTCCCTTTTAGAAAAAATGAAAATTGGAAAAAACGTATCTGATTCTCAAGTTTCATCTATTATGCTTTCGTATGAGCTAATCAAAGAACTTAAATCTAAAGTAAAATAATGGAAGCAAGATTAAAAGAAGCAATTCGTAAATACGTTAGAGAAAGAAACATTCAAAAAACTTTGGATGAAATGTCTGTAACCGGTAATGTTGCTGGGTACGATACTCCAAATGCATTTTCAAAACCAGGACAAACTGCTAAGAAAAACAAAAGATTGGCAAATATAACTGGTGGTGAAGTTGTTGATGATTTAGAGGAAGTAAAGATATTAAATCTAAAGCAAGAAAAAGAAAAACCAACAGCGGCAAAAAAAGAACCAGGTGCAGAAATTGCAGTTATTAGTGGTATGGAATTGGCTGAAAAAAATTTACATTTGGCGGAAAATCGTTGGGTAGCATTGAAAAAAGAAGATGGTTCTGCTAAAGCTAAAATAGGTAAAGGTATAACATCTATTAAACAACAATTAGGAGAAGTTGAAAAATTCGTTAATTGGTATTCAAAGTTAAAGACTGAGAATGGTGTTACAAAAGATGATTATTATAAAAGAACACACAAAAGTTTACATAAAATCAAAGAAAGGTTAATGAATCTTTCTGAAAAAATTAGAAATTTATAATATGCCAGCAGTATCTAAAGCACAACAACGATTTATGGGTATGGTTCATGCAGTACAAAAAGGAGACATGGAAGCACCATCTAAAGAAGTTGAGAAAGCAGCTGATTCAATGACTGATAAAGACGCTAAAGATTACGCATCAACATCACATAAAGGTCTACCAAACAAAAAAGAAAGTATGAAAATCACTAAAGAAAGACTAAAGGAATTAGTTAAGGAAGTAATGACAGAAGAAAACGAATATCAAGCGTTTTTTGCTAAAGCATTGGAAAAAGCGGGCAAAAGTATTAATGACATGTCTGACGAAGAAAAGAAAGCATTCTTTAATAAAATAGATACTGCATGGAATGGTAAAGGCGAAAAAAATGAATCGGTGAGTGAAGATATTTCGGCAGAGTTACCAAAAGCTGTAATTCCATCAGCTGTTAAACAAAAATTAGAATTAGCAATTGATAAAATTAAAGATGCTAAATTAAACCCTACTCAAAAATTACAATTGGTTGCACAAGTAGTTGATAGTTTGGGTATTGATAAAACTCAATTAGGTACTATTGCTAATAAGATTAGAAGCAAAATGGAATCTAAAAAATAAGAATATAAATGAAATCACTCTTAATAGAAACAAACCTATTCGAAGGTAAGGTAAAAGAAGATGAAAGTGGGAGAACCCTTGTTAAAGGTGTCTTGCAAAGAGCTGGTGCCGAAAATCAAAATGGTAGAGTTTATCCAAAGCCTATATTAGAAAGAGAAGCTAAAAAATACGAAACGTTTATTAAAGAACGTAGAGCATTGGGTGAATTAGACCACCCGGATTCTACTGTAATTAATTTAAAAAATGTATCGCACAATATTAGAGAAATATGGTGGGATGGTGATGATTTATGTGGAACTGTTGAGGTTCTATCTACTCCATCTGGTAATATACTTAAAGAACTACTAAAAGCTGGTATCCTATTAGGGATTTCATCAAGAGGTATGGGGTCAACTAAACCATTGGGTGGAAATAAAGTAGAAGTATCCGAAGATTTTGAATTGATTGGTTGGGATTTTGTATCTAATCCATCTACACATGGTGCATTTATGGTACCCGTAAACGAATCTGTTAATAGAAGTTTACAACAAATAGGAACTGATGTATGTGGTGATTACTGCAAAGCACAGGATTTAATGAGAGAAATAATAACTGAAATAGCATAATAATGGCAAAGAATTTCGACATATACGATTTCGTACACAACAATAAGATAACCTTAAAAGTTGATGCACCAAAAGGAACTACTGTATCTAAAGCATACAATGATATCCGTAAAACTAACTTGAAAGAAGTAAAGATAGTAAATGGTAAATTCAGCTTAGCTGAAAATTTAGAAGATAGAAAGTTATCTACTGAAGTTAAAAAACACTTCTTAGAAATCATTTCCACTTACAACACTTTTCAAGACCAAATGAAAAGACAATCTGATATGACTGAGATTGCAAACACATTGGGTGGTATTGTTGAGGCCGCGAAAGAAATGACCCTAAGAGAAAGTGGAGATTGGTTTGATAATGTAACTGTAAAAAGAAATATGCAGGAATTGGATAAGATGGGTAAATCATTTGATAAATTTGCTATGGAAGCAAAAGCAATGGATGAGAGATTGCATTCTTTATATGAAGATATGGGTCACATCTTAAATCGTTACTATGAAATTGCAGACATCAGTACTGATACGATGCACGAAAGATTGGGTAATAAAAAGAAATAATTATGATTAGTTTAGGTGGATTAGTATCACAAAAAGCATTTGGTAAATTTGAAATGGGTAAAGTAATTTCTAATCCATTTGCAAACGCATTTATTAAAGAGGGTGATGGTGAAGACCACGAAGTTTCTATGGGACAAAATCAATTAGATACCATTATTAAGATGGCAACTGAATTAAAATCTAAAATGGGCGAAGATGAAAAAGAAATCCCAGCTTGGATTCAAGACCATATTTCTAAAGCAGAAAACTACATTTCTCAAGCAGCTGGAAACTATCACGAATATGGTGATTCAAACGAAAATATTAACGAAGCACCTAAAAAATTAAAACATACTATTAGTAAAAAAGAATGGTCTAAAATTCCTAAATATAATAAACATATTGGAATGGATGGTATTCATTATATTATGAAATATGATGATAAACTTGGAACATATTTGCAAGGTGTAGAAATAGTAGATGAATCAGTAAATGAAGCATCTCCTTGTTGGAAAGGATATAAACAAGTTGGTATGAAAGATAAAGGTGGTAGACAAGTTCCAAATTGTGTACCCAATGAATCAGTAGTAAATGAAGCACCAAATACGGGAGAAAGAATACAAAATTTAAATAATAGAATTAAAGCATTAAGAGATAAACTATCTGCAACTAAATCACCAGAACAAAAGAAATTATTTCAAGATAGATTAAAAAACGCATTACAAACACTTTCTAATATTAAAAAAGATTACGGAATTAAAAAAGAAATTAGTAGTAGAACTCCAAAGATTTTTGTGAAAACGGCAGCAGTTGAAAAGAAGATTAAAGAATTGATGGCTGATAGAAAGAAAGCAGTAGTTCCTTATAATAGTGAAACTGACCCAGCTAAAAAAGAAAAATTAAAACAAATTCTTATTAAACTAACCCAACAAATTCAGGGGTATGAAAAAAATTTAATTCAATTGAGAGATATGGAAGAAGAATATCTTCAACAAATGCATGCAGATGCAGAATTGGATACTACTGGTCTTTAATAAATTTAATAAAAAATATAGATAAAAGCTTGGTTATTCCAAGCTTTTTTCGTATCTTTACTTATGATTAAGCCTTTTTCAATTTTAGACACTCGTTCTAAAGAGTGGCAAGAACGTAAAAGATGGTGGATTAACACCTATAATATCCAATCGGAATTGGGTAGAGAAGATACCGAATCGAGAGCACGATTTTGGGAAGACAATACCGTTTCTATATTCGATGCTACACTTTGTGAAAAGATGTATGAATGGTTTTGTCCAAAAGAAGGTAGAGTATTAGACCCATTTGCGGGGGGTAGTGTTAGAGGTATAGTTGCAACTGAAATGGGATTTATTTATAATGGTATTGACCTTTCCGATGAACAAATAGAAGCAAACAAAAAACAATCAGATAAACCAAATTGGATTACCGGTGATAGTGAGTGGGTTATTGATTCGATATACAATAAAACTCAGGATTTTGTGTTTACTTGTCCACCGTATTATGATTTAGAAAAATATACCGATAACCCCGCAGACCTATCAAATATGAATGCAGATTCATTTGATAAAAAATATTATTCAATTCTAAAAAAAGCTGCAGCAAAATTAAAAGATAATCGTTTTTTTGCAATTGTAGTATCTGAAGTAAGAGAACAATCGGTAACCGGAAATTATAAAATTGGTAAATACAAAGGATTGGTTTGGAAAACAATTAGAGCATGTGAGGAAGCTGGGCTACATTTCTACAACGATATGATTCTATTCAACTCACAACATCAGGCTGCTAGAGTGGTTGATACATACTTCAAAAGAAATCGCAAGGTGGCATCGGTTCACCAAAACATATTAGTATTCGTAAAAGGAAACCCTGATATTGCCGCAGAAGATATTGAATGGGATGGGACTTATGAATGTATTGTGGATGGTAAACAATACAAATCATTTAGAGAAGCGGCAATTTCGATAAACCCAAATGAATTAGTAGCTACCGAAGTCCAAAGAAGATGCCGTTCAACCAAATCCAAATATAAAGAGTGGCAAATCATTGGTGAGGAAACAAAGCCTGAAATTAAATACGAAGTTGATAGTATTCCTTTTGAGAATCCAAAACAAATAGCAGAGTTGATTGGGGGTGATATGACCGAATCAATGGCTAGAAACTACATAGAATCAAACAATCCCAAATACCGTCATTGGAAAAAAGCCGATGGTTGGGATATTACCTACGAACAAATGCAAGATTTGTGGGAAAAAAATATTCGTTTAGAATTACCTATCATTAGCTGTGATGGTAAACAATTTTATTCAATTATAGATGCGGCCAATCACTTTGGTTGTTCAGATGAGCGTATTCGTCAAAAGCTCAAATCGGAAAAACATACCGATTATATTTATTTATTCTAAAGAATTTTTTAGAAAATTACGTTTTTATTAATTTTAATATATTTATTGATACAATAACCTATTCCATATAGGTTTTTACATTGGTAATGAATACTCACCTTTATGTGTAGTGACCAAAAAGCCAATAAAAACATTCTATTTAAGCTCCAAATTCAATAGCTTAAGAAATCCGATAAATAAGGAAAACAAATGGCAAGTTCAAAATTGTTGAAAGAAGCAATTGCTGATGCTAAAGCTGTACGTGAAACTGCTATCGCTAACGCTAAAATCGCATTAGAAGAAGCATTTACTCCTCGTTTACAATCTATTCTTTCTAAGAAACTAACCGCTGAAATGGAAGGTGAAGAAGAAGAAGTAGAAGTGAATGAAGATAATGATATCTCTACTGGTATTGGTACTGGTGATAACAAACAACCTGCAGATAAAGCAAACTCAGCACAAACTGACCTAAGTGGTATTTCTAAAGAAACTTCTCCAGAAGGTGAAGAATTAGAAGACTACGATAAAGTTAAAGACCTTACTGAAGCAGAAGATGAGTTCGGTGCAGAAGAAGAAATTCCTGCAGAAGAACCAGTAGCTGAAGAAGATGAATTCGGTGCAGAAGATGAAG